CTATCGTCAAAGTCTTGTTGTTTGATTTGGTTTGGTCCAGATCCAACCTGGTAATTGTAGACGGGTGGTAAAGACTCACTAAACACTTTTGCCAATAAACCAAACTCTAATCTTTGCGAATAATGTAATCTTTTGTGTATAGCACTCATTACTTTCGTGCCTCTTTCTAACAAAGCAACTGTAGTGCCTACTGGCATAGCTTGGTTAGCGTCTCCTATATTCATATCAGCTATCGCTGCAAAACGCTTACCAGAATCAATTAAGATCCCTAATAACTGCATCAATACATTACTTGGTTCTTTGACAGGCAAAGGTATTAAGTTTTCTTTCAAAGATCCGCCTGTTGTGTCTATGTCTCTAAACTCTCCCGGCTGTAATGGTTCATCTTCGTCTCTGATTCGCATGCCTCTAGCTTTAAAACCAGCTGGTAAATTAGCTAAAGTTCCAGCATCTATTAATTGTCTTAGTATAGAGGTCGAGGCTTTTGATAATCCCCCAATCATGTGTGACAAACCTAATCCATAAAAACCAAGTCCAGGCATGAACTTGTATTGAACAAAATAATTTATCTTGTTTTTTAGTAAATCGTTTTCTAAATAATTTCTTCTTATGCTTAAAACTTTTTCGGAGGATTCCTCTATAGTCACTATGTAAGGTAGTTTTAAGCCTGTGGTATTACCATTGTCGTCTCTATCCTCGTAACCCTCTATGTCTAAAACTGTGTGTACTTCGTAGACTGTTCTGTTTCTATTTTCTTTATAAGAGGGTGATATGCCCTGTATTTCATCTATAGCTTCTTCTACATCTGACATATTATCTGAGTAGCCGTCGCTACCTATGTCTACGTTTGCATAAAAACCAGTGAGTTGTTGTTTTTTAATTTCATTAGAGGACATGTTAATTACATGCGTAATCCTCTCGGCAGAGCTAATGTCCGCTGCTTCATAGGGAACTATTAGATCCTCTGGCGGTATAAATTTTGAAATAGCCCTGTTCAGCACAAAATCAAAATAAACTTTTTTAAAGGTAGAACCAGCCAAAGGTAAATAAAATAACATTTGGTCTAGCTCAGGATCATACTCTTCCATTACATTCATAATGTAATAGTTCATAAACTCTTGTACTCTTTCAGCCTGGTTTTCAGTCTCTACTGTCCTAGCTCCTATAATTTCTGTTTTAACAGGTCCTTTAGCTGGCAACATTTCTTTATAGGCTTGTGCCTGGAATTGTGTGACACTTTCTGCCAAGATTGGATGAATTACACCAGAGGATCCCTCAAAAGGTTGTGATCTCCCCTCGTCAAACTTCATACCCAAATATTTGAGTCCATCTGTGTAAGTTTTTTCCCATTCGCTCCTAGATTGTTTGTCGCTTTTAATAGAACTTAGGATGTCATTTGATATGTTTTGTAAAATATCCTCTGGTAATACCTCTGCTAAATTTATGTTAAATCCAACTACCGGTTCTTCTGGTGTTATTTCTTCATCTATAAGTAGATCTTGGCCAGAAACTAATATTTCTGCTGCTTCTCTAATTTGATCTTCGCGCGTTGTGTCTGGCTGTATTTCTACAGCTGATCCCATGGTTTTTATATCTGGGTTGTCTTCTGTCCCTAATTGTTTTTCTATCGCCATATTATTTTAGTGTAACACCCTTGGTATGGTATCTAAATCCAAATCCACTATGTCTGTCAACTCTCCATCTACTATTAAACCACTTTGCTCGGCTATCAATTTAGCATCCTCCATGTTTTTTGCATGAATATCTGGTCCGGCATATTCTCTACCATCGAAAACAAACCTAGTTAGATATATTTTTAATAATATACTGTCCTGTTCGCTTTTAATAATTTCACCTCGTCTTCGTAGTCTTCTTTGAGAGATATAAAACCCCCCTGTCTAAAACGCATCAAAGCCATTGTAGCACTATCGCAAAAGTCGTCATAATCGCCATAAGGGAAGGACGCCATTTCCTCAATCACTTCATCCGCAAAGTCGTGTTCTGGTGCCCAAACCATACCAGACTCAAATATTGGTGCAACGCTATTCATCCTAGCAACTTTATCTTGACCACGACTAGGTGCATAAGCCGTTACAGGTATGCCCATACGTCGCAACTCATGTGTTAGAGGCGTACCAGAGGCTTTGGCTTCAATTAACACACAATCAGGATCCCAATATCTATACTCTTCCATAGCTAACTTTTTGAGCTCTGGAAAGTCACAACGCACTCTTTTAGCATCTAGCAGTATTATTTCGTCTGCGTTTTCATCCCCACGATTGAATATAGCCCAGGTTGTTATTGCTGAATAATCAGCAGTTTCTTTTTTGGAGAAAGCCGTATCGTAGCTTTGTATAACGTAAGAGTAAGTTGGTATATCTTCATCTTCCCATCTATTCCACCACTCCCTTTTTACTATAGATCCCTCCTCAGCTGTAGGATTTTGCATCCACTGACTATTCCATTTTGCTATTGGCAAAGAGGCCTTGACGCTTAATAATTCGTCTTTTTTCCAAAACTCAGGCCACAGAGGTTCTTCTGATTCAGGCATAATCGCTGGAAACTCCACTACCTCCCATTGATCCGCAAACTCGTCTGATTGTTTTTTTAGCACGTTACCCACTAGATCCTTAGTGCTCCATCTTGTCATTACTATCACAATTATTCCGCCAGGCTGTAGACGTTGCCTTGGTCCGGATGTGTACCATTCATAGGCTGATTCCATGGCCTTGGGAGACAAAGCATCTTGTTCTGAATGTGGATCGTCTATAATCAACAAATCCGCACCACGACCTGTAATTGCTCCGCCAACGCCAGCGTAGAAACTTTCTCCGTCTTTGTTAGTTGTCCATCTACCGGCTGATTTATTATCTGCCTGTAGTTGTAGATCCGGAAAAATATGTTGGTATTCTTCGCTGTCTATTATGTTCCTAACTCGTCTACCGAATCTGACAGCTAATTCTGCCGTGTGTGTTGTTTGTATAATTTTCAGGTTGCCTCTTTTACCCATCATCCAGGCCGGAAAAAAGGTTGATGCAAACTCAGATTTGGAGTGTCTAGGAGGCAAACATACTATGAGTCTTTTAAGTTTACCCTCCGCTATTTTATTAAATTTTTCCGCTATGATTTTATGATGTCGGCCTTCTATAAAATCTGGCCACATGTGATTAACGAAAGATATAAAATCTCCTTGGCAAGAATCTTGCTTTTCTAATTGATCGTACCTATTAATTAGTGCTAATGCTTCTGCCTTGTCTTGCTCAGACAATATATCAAAGTCTTTATAGGAAACGTCGCTCATAGTCGAGTTAGGTGGTCAGGTAGTGACGTATAAACCACCCAACTCTAAGCGCAAAGCGCCTGTGGGTAGTATTACATATCGTTAAACTTCGTGCCATGCTTCATTTTTGAAAAGCAAACTTTCGGCTTCGCGTCGTCGCATTAAACCATCGCTAACCACCTTCTCACCATTTACAGTCACTTTGTTCCATCGTTTCATTTCGCTCGGTACTTTTTGGTACTCTGAATTATTTAAAACCTTTAATAAAGTTGAACTGCGCATGGCGTTTTTACCTACGTTAAAACACCATGCCACAATCGAGTCAAATTGATTTTGCTCTAAAGGTACATTAACACATTCGTTTACAGCCTCTTCAAATTCTGCCAAATCTTCTAACAATAAAGCCTCTGCTCTTTCTTGTGAAATTTCCATGCCCATTTCGACACCGCGAGTTGAACCAAATCCAATTGTTGGAATTTGCGCTTGGCATAAGTAAGAGGTCAAAGAACACCCCTCGAAACGCTTAATAAGCGCGATGCCTTCTTGTGATATTTCCATATTATTCTCCCCATTTTTTTGTTTTAGTCCCGCCGTAGTAATCTACAGCAAGATTTTCTTTTTTAAGTAAATCAGCAACATTGCCTTTTTCACAAAAGACATCTGCTAATACTCTCCCATATTTATCTGTTCCATAAGATCTTATTGTAATATCACCAACAAGCCATTCTTTAAGTTTTTGTTTTGCCAGTAAACCAAGCTCTTTTTCCTTTGCTCTTTCTGGGTATCTCTTAATATTGATGCGGCTCTCCGGGGTATCAAT